GGGCCAGGGTACCCTCAATCAGCGCGATCGCCGTATTCGAAATGCCGCCTTTGATGGTGTCCGTCTGGCCGTCCTGCCCGGCGATTTCCGCGCTCAGTTCGTCAAAGCGGGCCGCCGTGGATGAATCCAGATCCGTGACGGCTTCAGTCAGTTGCGTTACGCTGGCGGCGTTCTCCTGGGTCTGTGCGGTGAGCTGGTCAACAGCGGTCGCACGGGATTCACTTTCGCTGGCCAGCGCCTGCCGGACCTCCACCAGCCCGGCGGCGTTGCCGTCGGTTTTGACTTCCAGCCGGGTGACGTCAGTGACACGGGCTTCCGTTTCTGTGGCGATCACTTCCCGCAGTTGCTCAAACGCGGCGGAGTTCGCGCCGTTCTGCACCGACTGGCGGAACACCACATCAGCGATCGCCAGTGAGTTCTGGATCAGACTTTCAGCAGTCTGCCGGTTAGCGCCGACAGCGGCGGCCAGCTGATCGGCATTTTCCACGATAGCGGCAGCCATATCTGCCACGGTCTGGTTACTGGCAACGGCGTTCTCGATCATGTCCTTAAAGAGTTCGGTCTCCTTCATTTCCTCCAGAATGGCATCGGTGATGTCGCTGAAATCATCGGTGGGTTTGCCTGACGCTTCCACAAAAGCGGACACGCCAAACGCATTCCGCGTGCGCACGTAGACGTAATAGGTGTGGTCGAATTTGAGGCGCTGGATTGTCCACTGATAGCCACGCCCCAGAAACTGGGTCAGGTTTTCAATGTCATCACTCAGCGGTACCGGCGTTTCTCCGGCATACCAGTATTCAAACGATGTGTCAGTGGTAGCAGTGACTGACATCACCGGCACCAGCGTTGCCTGCAACGGCCCCGGTATCCACTGAACCGATGCTGGTGGACGTGGTGCGCCGATGATCAGGCTGACCTGCGCTTCCGCACCCTTCATGCCGTTTTCATTGCGGCCACGCACGCCAAGCGAGTAGCTCCCGGCATTCAGTCCGTAAAATTCATAACGAAACTGATCGGTTTCATACTTCGCCACAACCGCGCCGTTTTCCGCGTACACGTAGAGCTCAAAGACCAGTTTTTTGGTGGTGGTGGTCGTTTCCCACGTTGCCGTCACCTGCACGGTTTCGCTGTTGGTGTTCAGGATCCGCAGATTCTCAATATTCGGCACGCGATACCCGTTGAGGGTATCGTTCGGGATTTCAAACACCGCACCTTCATCAACAACGGCCTGTTTATTCGGATCGTGCTGTGCTGCCGTAATGCTGTAAACCGAGTTATTTTCCGTTTCCGCGATGCTGAGGATGCGGAAGAGCCGGGTAGCCACTGCGCTGGTCGAAATAACAAATACGGTGCCAGCGCGGATCCATACAGGAACCGTTTTTAGCGTGATGACTTTCCCGGCAGCACCAGTGATGGCGTATTTAACCAGCTTACCGTCGCGCCCCATCACAGAAATGGTGTCATCGCCTGATACCAGTCCGGAGACATCAGCATCAACGGTGATCGTGCGCCCGGACCAGGCAACAATGCGCCCGCCCAGGCGCGTGGCCGCATAATCGTTATCCATCAGCTCAACGACATCACCCGGCGTGAACCCGATGGCATCGCGCGCCATCTGAAACGTAACCCGCTTCGTTTCCCGCTTTGCGGTTTCCAGCAGCCACTTCCCGGCGCGCCATGCCTGCCCGCGCGAGGTACAGCCGAACGCCTCCAGCGTGGTTTCGTTGTACTCATGCCGGGCAATCAGATCATCATCAGAGACGTACTCTTTGACCTGCTCCCAGCCATTGTCCGGGTCGGTCCAGGACACAATCACAGCGTTATAGCGTTCAGAGCGTTTTGCTGAGCTGTAGGCAAATCTCCCCTCGACTACGTTCGCATTGGTAATGGGGGCGATGGGATCCTGCGGCGCATCAATCAGCACCGTCAGACGCATACCATCCCACAGTGCGATGCCACGGAACATTCCGGCGATTTTATCGAGGATATCGCGGGCGCTGGCCTGTTCGGTGATGTAGGCATTGAGCGTCAGGCGCGGCTCTTTACCCCCATAGCCGTCATCGACCAGCTGATCGCAATACTGCGAAAGAACATATAACGCACCATCATCAACATCGATATAACCGGCACGTCGGGCCAGGCCGAACCGGGTATTTTTCGCGATTTCACGAAAGAGCCAGGCAGGGTTATTTGTCCAGGCTTTTTTAAAGCCACCCAGCCACAGCCCGGAGTACGTCCGGGTGAGCGGATTGTAGTTATCAGGCACATCAACAATCAGCCCGCGCAGATGATAGGTGCGCTCCGGCGTGTCGGTGTACTGGTCCCGGTCGATTACCGCCCCGGCAATGGCTGAGAACGGATACGATAAATTATCGTCGGTAATTTCGCTGTAACTGTTCCAGATGGTGCCGTTGGACAGCAGATCGCTGGCGCTGTCGGGGGTGATGCGGCGCACGCGGATATCAAAGGGCTTTATATCCGGAGCATCGATCACATGTGCTTCGAGGTATTCGCCGGAGATCTTCCCGCTAATGGTGACAGTCTTTGCGGGGCTGAACGCTCCGCCTGCCGCCCTGGTCTCGATAACCAGCGTCACAGAGGTATTTTTCTGGTTCCCTTTGGTGTCCTGCTGCACAAGGCCGGTGACACCGACATTAAATCGCACACGGGTAACATCCTGATCGGTGACGGTGCGAACCAGCGGCGTATCGTAGGTCACTTCGGTATTAATAACCGTTGTTGCTTCGATTGCAGAGAAACCGTTAATCGGGCTCTGGAATTCCGAGCCGGGACGCCACGCCACACTGATCCCATTAACGCTGACGTTGCCGGAAGCATCAGTGATCGGCGTTTTATTCAGCATAAAAGACGACAGGTGCGACTGATCTACCGGACCGTAGACTGGCCCCTCACTGATAAGGTCCAGTACGCGGTAGAACTGTTTTGATTTGAGATTATCGTCGAGGAGTTTGGGGGTGGATGCTTTACCGCCGCCTGAAGACATAACGCCACCTTAGCTTATTGTTTCTGTCCAGTCCTGGTTGTTCGAGGTGTCGATACCGAGGGAAATAACGTTGCTGCCCACCACCATCTCGCCCAGCAGTATGGGAACTGGCCGTCCCTGGCCCACCCGGTTCTCAGCGCTGGTGAATGAGTTATTGGTGATGGTGTTGGTTTCCGCAGCCTCCGCAGAGGTTTTGGTTTTCATGTTGCGCGACATGTAGACGGAATAGGCAACGGAAGCTACTGAGACGGCGACGGCAATCCATGCTGCAGCGACGGCAGTGATAGCGCCGTCAATCTCAGGGACAAAGAGCACCGTGGAACCGTTATTCAGATGCCTGTCCAGATGCCAGCGCGCGTTCTCTTCTGTAACGTCCTCACCCGCCACACGTATCCGGATACGGGAATTCATGAAGTCTTTTTTGAAGTCCGGGCACTGCGCCAGAAGCAGACGAAGCCCCTGCGCCGGCGTGTCTACATTCATTGAGATCTGGCGGAAATGTCGGCGTAAATGCCCCGCAAATCTAAAGATAAGCACTGTTCATGCCTCCAGAGGGAATGGGTTTGCTTCAGGTAGGCCATGCGGTAATCCTCGCGCCTGCTGAGATGTCCGGCGCAGTCGTGATGAAGCACCTTGCCGCCTTCAAGCATGATCATGGCGTGGCAGGGGTCCGCACCGGGAAATGGCTGGCGGATAATCACGTCACCAGGCTGCGCCTCACAGGCATCCACCTGATGGAAGCCGTTAGCTGCCATGTTCTTTAGGTAAAGATTCTCGCCGCGCAACCACCAGCCGTCTGTGCGTTCAAAATCAGGCAGTTCAATGCCGCACAGGTGATAGGCGTCCCTGAAAAGCGTGTAGCAGTCAGTGACGCCATGCTGAAACCGTCGACCCAGCAGGTGCGGCACCGGGCGGAATTTGCGCAGCCGGCCGCCACATGCAAGCCACCAGGGCAGGCCTGTTAAAACCTGTGCCTTACGGTCAGCGCCTGACAGCACCGGGACGGGTGCGGGATGCGAATGGAAAATCGCGGTTATCTCGCCCTCTTCTTCCGCCGCCAGCCAGTCGCTGTCGCTGATGCGAAAATAGTGCGCCGGGTCAGGGTGAACATTGCGGCAGCGGAACAAGCGTGCTCTGTCGATAACCAGCCCGCACACCTCACCCTGCGACGAAGCCGCATAATCCAGACATTCTTGCATCAGGAAACCTTCTGAGAGCCGGGGAAACTGCTGATTGGCAGCGATTCGGGGCGGGGAAACCGCAGGCGGCAGCCGGAACGGCGGTGAGAGCATTTATCAAGAGACGGGTTACTGGTTGGGTTGTCCCGCTCATCCGCGACAGGCGGCCCGTCGTAATTGCACCCGGTACCGCGATAAACCCACTGGCAGACATCGGCCAGAATGGTGCGCGCCGGGACGATGGCGTTATCGCAGTCAATGGGCGTCGCCAGTGAGTATGTGACCTGTTCAAACGTCTCTTCGGTCATTTCCTCCACGACATAGCGCGATACGGCTTCTTTTGTCGGATCGGCGTCCGGGTTGCCGCCGGGGAAGTTCACCGCATCGAGGTATTTAACCGGCACCTGCCGCCGGGTGATCACCACGCCGAGCATGTCGTCAAAGTCATGGTTGATGCCGGTTATCAGGCCCGATACGTTCGCGACCGCCATCATGGGCCGGGCATAAGTACCTTCATTTTTGCTCTCAAAGCCCTCCACGGCGATCGGGTAAGCCGGGTAAGCCCGTCCGCGCCAGATGACATCGCCGAAATAACCGTTGGTACCGGAGTGGAAGCGGAGAATATCGCCGCCGTAAGGCTGCAAGTCCACTTCAAAGAGGTCAATGAAAGCGCTGACTCCGGCATCAACGCTTTCGATAATGAGTTCGGCTGGAATATCGCGCACGGGAAAACTCCAATAAAAAAGCCGCCCGGAGGCGGCTTATCGTGGTACCTGTTCAAATGTGGCCGTCAGTTCGTACAGCGGCCCGTTCTTCACCATATTCCAGGAGCGGCAGACAAACAGCGCCCGCGCGCCTGTCTGGGATGGTGTCCAGTAGAACGACTCAACGGCCATTCTCGCTTTCAGAAAAGCCTCGGCCTGTTTCGCTGCATTAACGCGACACTTACCGTCCACACCCCGGAATACCAGACTGTATTTATCCATCAGCGGGTTAATCCCTTTAACCTGGCGCTGTTCGTAACCGTCGCCGAGTTTGACGACAGCCACGTTTGGTGTGCGATCAACGCTGTAACTCCTTTGCGGCGTCCAGGTGAATGTTTCTGGCATTAGCGTTTAGTCCTCGGTTGCAGCATCCCGTTCGGTCGAGTGCTTTGGTCGCTCATGTGGAATAGAGCGACCCGTTTCATCATCCCTTCAATCTGTTTCATGGTTGCCTGATCGATGCCACCAGTGGTGTTTATTTCGAAGGTGATATGCTGCACCACCCCGCCACCTCCACCCGCCTTATCAGCTGGAATTACCTTCCCTGATCGGTCCGGTATGAACACCTGCTGACCACCAGCCGCCTGGAATATCTCTGACTCACCGCTTTCATTAATCCGGTAGGCATTGCCGGCGGAGACGTTTCCACCGTAACGACGGCCTCCGTTGTAAGATATCCCACTAATTGCACTTACCATCTGCCCACCAGCCGCCACGGCCTGAGCAATGGCTGGAATGTTAGCTGGCCATGGCAAAGCCATTGCGTTACCTATCGCGGTTTGCATGTTCAGTGCTGCCTGCGCCACCGCAAAACCCTTGCTGACAGCAAACATTGCCTGATATGCCGCGCTTGATTTACCAGCTGCTTGACCTATCGCGTCAGCAACTGCCGCAAGAGAATCTGATGTTGCCCCAAGTAGCTGGCTCAGGTTTTGTTGGTAGGTTTTTTGCTCATCAATGGCAATTGCCATTCTCTGGTTAGCAGCCTGTTGCTGTATGGCTGTTTTGGCATCCTCATAAAGTTGTGTGTTTTGCTTATCGATCTCCTGATATTTGGCTAGCGCTGCAAGTTTCTGTTGCTCCTGAAGATCAATCTGAGCCAGTGGATCCCCTGCAATTCCTGTTGTTGCATCAGGCATAACTTTCTTCGCTACTAATTCCTGTTCTGCATACTTTTTACCTTGCTCAGCCTGCTGACGCTGCTTAACAGCATTAGCAGCATCCCATTCAGCAGCAGCGTATTTCCTTATTTCCTCAATTTGCGCGGCCGTAGCACTCTTATTGAGAGACTGCTCAGCTCTCAGCATGGCCTGTTCACGGGATAAATCCTGCGTTGCCCCGGCAGCAGTCTCTGCGCGTTGCTTATAATCAGCAATTTTCTGAGTGTTGGATTCCATCTGAGTGGCTGAGCTTTTTCCCTGCTGTTCACTCTGCTGCTGAGCTTTGCGCCTTGCTTCTTCCGCTTCCTGTAGATCGTAATTCTCAGCCGCCAGACGTTCAGCTGACGCGATCTGATTAGTGTTGTCAGTAACCTTAGACGCCGCCATTCTGGCTTTTGCGACTGCCCGCTGACGATCATCCTGTATTTTCAGAAGTTCGTTTTGCTCTTCAAGGTTGAGAATGATTTTGTCGCCATCAGCAGTCGGCGGAGAGATTTGTAGTGATTTGGGATTAAAGTTCTGCCCGGCTTGATTGGCCCGGTTGATTTCATCGGCGGTGTTACCGAAAGCTCTTGCAACAGCTCCTTGAACTTTCTCCAGGGTGGTGCCTTTTTCAATGAGCTGATCATGTACACCCATCGAGGTAAGTATGTTGTTATTGAGCGTGGACTCCATGTCATTTCGTGCCTGCGTGGTACGGGTTATTTTGTCCTGTATTTCAGCTCGGTCACGTTCTTTTTGGTTAATCAGATCGGTTAATTTAGCAGCTCTTTGAAGCAGGCCATTCCCTTGCTCAACTGTTGTGCCAAACTGTTTTCCCTTTTCGATATAGTCATCACGTTTAGCCGTTAATTCCTTAATTTCATCGGTTAGATCAGATATTACGTATTGTTGGCCTTCAATTGCCGAATTAGCATCTGAGATGGCTCCACGAAGCTGCTTATTGCTCATCGATTTCATGGAGGCATTGAGCTTATCCAGCCCATCCGCAAAAGCAATCGCCTCCTGCCGGGCCTGCTGAGCTGTTTGCCACCAGTAAAGTAGTGCAGATGCAGCAATCATTGCTACCCCCACCGGACCGCCAATCAGTGAAAGAGCACCACGGGCAAGGCCAAATCCAACCGATGCAGCCCGTGCCGCCGTCGCAGCCCTGGCAGAAGCTGCAGCCTGGGCAGTTTCCGCTTCAACCAGCGCCAAAGAAGCAGCCCGAGCCCGTGATTTCGCAGCGCTCAGGTTCTCCAGTGCTGTCATTTCGGCGTTACTGCCGCGCGCGACATTCAGTTCTGCCTGAGCCAGCGCTACGGCTGAAAATGCCGCTTCTTTATCAGCCAGGGTTTTCCTCTGCGCTGCGTTAGCAGCAATAAGCAATGACTGCGCAGACTGGTTCTCAGCCGCCGTCAGCTGACGGGTAGCAGCAATGGATTGTAGTTTGCCGCTGAGAGCATCCTTCAACGATCCGGCGTAGCGGCCAGCCATTACCAGAGCGAATGCTTTGGCGGCCAGTGTTGCGCTGTCGATGTAGCCTGTCATAGCCTCGGAGTTCTCAGAGAAGCTCAGGATCGTATCGGCGGCGGTGATAATGCTGTTTGTGAATCTCCGAATAACACCGGTCTGCCCTTCAACTGCCACCAGCATTGCCGTTACAGCGGTCCGCATCCTCACACTGGCATCAACCAGGTTGTTGGACATACCAGCCGCGGCAGCCGTATTTGCCTCAAGTGATTGCTTCAGGCCCTCGGTAAGATCCGAAGCTGTAAGTTTACCTGATGCGCCAAGGGCGCGGACTGCCGCAGCTGATTTGCCACTGGCCGCTGCAATATCGTTAATAACTGTCGGAATGGCAGTAGTGATAGATTCCCACTGATCTGCTGAAACCGTTCCGGTATTAATCGCTTTGGTGAAGGCACTAATGGCGGAATCAGCTCGCTCGGCAGAAGCGGCGTTCTTTACGAACGCGTAAGACATAGAGTCCTGAACATCGATCGCCTGTTCAGTGGAATAGCCCATGCTACGCAGGCCATCCGCACTTCGGATGTAAAGTTCCTGCGCTTCAGCCAGTGAGCGATAAGTGCCATTGGCAGTATTAAGCAGTCGTTTCTGAACTCGCTCAAATTCATCCTGGCTGGAGGTGGCCATTTGAACGCGCTCTGCCATCTCCTGATAGCTTTGCACCATTCGGGCCATTTCACGCAATGCAGATACCGCTATAAAAGCTTTCAGGGCAGACGCCAGCTTGCTAAGCCCGGTATTCAGTCCGTCGGCAGCATCATCCGCCCTCTCAAAACTGCGCTCCATATTATTCGTTATGTCTTCTACCTGCTTATCAGCCTGTAGCAGCGCATGAGTATCAGCTTTGATCTCGTAATAAATGCCGCCTACATTTTCCATCCACTATTCTCCGGGCAATAAAAAACCCCACCGAAGCGAGGTTTTACTTAAAAATGGAAAAAATCATTTGGGTATGGCTTGAATAAATCTTTGCATCGCATAATAGGCTTTACTATCTCCTTGCGAGTCAACTATCGGATCTGAAAGCATTCCAGAACCAGTCTGAACAAACACCCAAGCCTTTTTTGCGCTGGTGATTTTTCTAATCACCTCAAGCGAAATTACATAGTCTTTTTTTGATTCACTATATGCCGGCATGTTTGAAAGGGGATGCTCATATCGCGTTAGATCCCCTCCATCCTTAAGTGCATAATGGTTACCGTCTATTTCGAGATAAGCATTACGAATAAAATCTGATGTGTTTATTAAAGATATAGTCAGAAGAGCTTTATCTTTCTCACTTTCGGTCCAGAATGCACCTAAAGCAATGCACTGCATTGATTGACAGTCTGCGCCATGAGGCTGAATCAAAACAGTCTTACTACCACTATGTCGATCAGTTCCTAAAACAGGATTTAGCCCTTGGTTATTGGCGCACCCCACCAGCGAAATTGATAACAAAACCGTAGCGGCTATTTTTTTCATATGCCCATCCCATCAGTGAAAGATGAGGCTAATCCTATCAGGTGAGCACGACAGCGCAACGGGATGAGTGATTTATCGATTTCAGGATGTCAGTTGCTTAAGATATATCAAATAAAAAACCCGCCGCAGCGGGTCGGGGTCTATTTCAGCCTGGTTTGCGTAATGGAGTACGACTTCACTTTGCCGTTTAAAACTTTTACAACCAGCGTCTTACCATTTCCTTTGCCTAAAGCATTGGCATGTGTGTAATTCCAGCCGTAAATTTCTTTACCCTCTGCAACAACTGTCCGTGTAGTGGGTTCTCCAAAATATGAAATCAAGTCTGCTTTTGTTGTCACGCCTTCATGTATGTTTTGCACTTTTTTTTCATCAAAGTTGGTGCCAATTGATGAGCACGCAGCCAACAAGATAGCGATAAGCCCTGTTGCAATTTTTTTCACATTCAGCCCTTACGTTTATTTATCCCGTTGCGATAATAAAACAGCGCCCCGGAGACGTTAAGACTTAGATCACTGATTAAAAAGATTTTTGTGATTTTTATGATTAATGCCGCTGCGCATCCATCTCAACCAACCTGTCAGCCCAGTCCATAACCTCGTCGTAGGCTTCTTCCGTCGGGATCCTGTCCTTCTCCTTCACCGGGAACTTCGCATTCATCGCGGCGCGAAAACTGGTCATTGTCATGTTCCAGGCATCCGCCTCGCTCATGCCAAGGTGTGCCACGGCGGTGTAGACGAATGACCGTACATCAAATTTACTGGAATACTCGCTTTTCTGCCCCTTCACCTGCTCCGGGGGCTGGTCACCCATTACACCGTGACGGATCAGATGACGCGCAAGTTCAATGACGTCTGCAACCGGCAGCAGGCCGGGCCGGTATGAGAGTTTCCCTTTTGTTGTGACTGCGTAGGTGCCGGTGACCTGGCTGATATTCTCCGCACAGCACGCAGCGACCACGCGGGCAGATGCTGTCGCCATCTCCGCAAAGCAACGTGCCATCACGTCGCGCAAAATGGCCGGATCGCTTATCCGGTGCGTCGGGTAGTGCCCGGCGTGCACGGTGACAAACAGCCTGACGATTTCGTCCGGCTCACCCATGTGCGACACAGCCAGAAATGAGGGATTGAGGAATATCCCGCGACCACCAGCTCGGATCACCGCCTGGCCGATATCAGTGATAACCATAAAACCTCAAAGGGGCCGGAGCCCCTGTTATTAAACAGTGATGACCACATTCGCAAAGCCGGACGACACGCTGCTGGCCATGGAGGATGACACCACGCAGGAATAGGTTCCGTCGTCAGCTTCGGTCACGTTTGCTTTCGTGTACGTCGCAGCTATCGCACCGCTGATGTCCGCACCATCTTTCTGCCACTGATAACTCAGCGGGGAATTGCCGGTCGTGGTGGCCGCCACAGTCAGTGTGAGCGTGTCACCCTCTTCCAGCGTGCGGTTCTGCGGCTGGGTTGTGATGGTGATGAGGTCACCCACATCGCGCACATCAACATTACCCGCGCTTGATGCTTCAAGCGACCAGGTCGCCACGTCATCATGCGGCGATTCATCCTGCCAGCTCGTGACAAGGAACGGGCCTTCGGTGATATCCAGCGGTGAAATAATTTTCAGCCAGACATAGGGCTGGTTACTGGTGTCTGCTGGTGGGTTATACACATGCCGCTTCATGGCCTTCTGACCATAAATGGCTTCTTTGCGGCTCACACCGTCACCGGAGAATGACACGTTTTTATACGTGGTGATGTTCTCCTGGGTAAACGCCGCGCTCTGGTCCCCCGTCGCGTCCGCAGTCTCCCATTCCACACCCGTGGTTTTACCGCGCATCATGCCGAGGCGCTTGTACTGATTCGCCGCAGGCTGTACTTCCGGGCAACTGATCGCGTAATAAACGGCGACAGCAAGCCCCGTGAATGCACCTGATTCACATCCGGCCATAGTTTTTACTCCGTTACTGGGAAATGATGGTTCTGAAGTTGATTTCGAAGGCCACGCGGCCCTCTTCGGTTTTGAAAGCGGGGACCCCGCCAACGGGCTGCATCAGGATGATGCATTCGGTCTGATGCTCCAGGCTCATCGCCCGGCGAATTGCATCGGCGTTGTTTTCCACGGCATCAATACCGGGATCATCCTGTCCGGTCAGCAGGATGATGCGGAAGTAGTCGCGGGAGACAGCTTCCTCGTCACCTCCGCCGCCGTTCTGCTGGATGATGAGATAGCGTTCGTTCTGAGAGTCCTCATGCTCCAGGAAAAAGCGCTTCTGTACCCGGTAGCCCGTATCAAAGCCGTGCTGCTGGAGCCAGGCACGCAGGGCGTCATAAATCTCGCTGCGGGTCATAGTTTGTATCCTCGCCGGATGGTTGCCCGGATATCGTTCATGCCGTCACGCTCAAAGCCGTTTTTCAGGAAGTCCGGCTCGCCATTCGGATCCCAGTAGTTGCCGTTGCCGTTCGCGCGCGGCTGGCCTTTAAGCGTGCCCGGCGCAGCGTTGACCCGGGCGGCATAGCTGGCGGTGTAACCAGCGCGCCCGGTTATGCCTTTCGGTAGGGGGCGCAGCTCACGGAACTGGCTGTTCACCAGCGTGGAAGTATCCATCGGCGTAATCTGGGCGGAATAACCTATCCCCACAATCATGACTTCGGTGATCACCCGCTCGGTCACTGGTCCGGCTATCTGGCCGAGCAGCTTTCTGGTGTTCATCTGAACGCTTTTGATGCCCTTAACCGGCATACTGACTCCTGTAAAATCAGGCCCCGAGGGAGTTGCGGTTAGACGTCAGGATTTTGTAGTCGGGCTCCTCTTCGAAGAACGACATATCCCACATTTTGACCGCCCGGATCACGTCGCCTTTCGCCTTAACAGGGTCCGGCTCACCCGTGGTGTCGCCTACCGCAACATAATCGTTACGCAGCGGTTTACGCACGTCTGCGTCGTTGTGCTTCAGTTCGGTGGAAATGATCAGGTTGGTGGTGAACTCGATACCGGCATCGTCTATGGATTCTTCCTGATTCACCTCCCACGTGCAGTCAATAAGGTACGGTGTGCCGGTCGTCCATGTGCCTGACCAGTCGTCATAGATACGCGGATAGACCGTAACAAGACTGGTATAAACCCAGTTCGCTGTAGCGCTCATGGTTCCTCCCAGCGGATCACATTCGGCTTCGTGGCGGCCACTTCCCGGCAGAAGATGAACCATTCACCGCTGCTTTTCACGTAGCCGGTTGCCTTCCTGCCACTGTCAGTCATCACCCAGACCTTCGTGAATGGATCCGGCAGGCGCTGCTGAACGGATATCCAGGCCATTACCGGCTCCCGTTACTCATGCACCCGCCTTTGCCGATCCAGATGCCAGCAAAAGCCGGGGCCGCCGTCGGGTCTGGCGGGATCAAATCTTTTGCGCAGCCGTGTTTATCCAGACCGCGTAAAAGATTGAGTGCACCTTTCCAGCGATCGGGAAACGACTGGTAGCGGAACGAGCGGGCCGCACCGTTTGGCGCTGTCTGGCTGGAGAGGTATTTATCGCCCTGCCCCAGCCCCATGAGTGCCAGCAGGTAAAGCTGGATAAGCATTGCTGTTGATGCCGCATAATGCTGGCTCAGGCATTCCTCAATGCCGTTAACCTGATCCACCAGCGCCGCCAGCACGAAATCAGGCAGGGTAATCCCCTGACCGCTGAGGTACTGCTGCGCCTGTTCGGGATTTACCATGGCTGACTCCTGAAATAAGAAGCCCCGCCGGAACGGGGCATAAAAAAACCGCCTTAGCGGCGGCTGTTATTCAGAGGGGAAGAGTTTTTCGAGCTCGCCATCAGGCAACAGCTCCGAAAGCTTTTCCGCGCCCAGGGTGCCTTTGAACTCGATATTCAGTTCTTTCAGGCG